AGAAAAGAAGGGCAACTTATCCTACCTATCATGGGCTTGGGCGTGGCAGACCTTGATGGAGCATTACCCTGATGCCACCTATGAGTATAGTGATCCAATGACTTTGTGCGGAGAGACAGTAGAAGTCTCTGTGGCTGTCACTGTCGAGGGTATAACCCACACTATGTGGCTGCCAGTAATGGATAATAGAAACAAATCTATTGTTGGCCCTACATCCAGAGACATATCGGATGCCCGTATGCGCTGCCTAGTGAAGTGTATCGCTATGTTTGGATTAGGCATATACCTGTACGCTGGTGAAGACCTGCCTAGCGCAGTCAAAGATGCACCTGTTACTGGTAATCAGGCGGCGCAACTCAAGGCCCTGCTGGAAGTCACTGAGTCTGATGTGCAGAAGTTCTGCCAAGTTTTTAAGTGTACCTCGGTAGATGATCTGCCTGCTGTACAGTTTGAACGCGCCCTAGCTATGCTAAACAAGAAGGCACAAAGTGAAAATTCTTGAAGCCGAGCAGGGCACACAGGAATGGCTGGCGGCTAGACTGGGTAGACCTAGCGCCAGTCAGTTTCATAAGCTAGTTACCACCAAGGGCAAGCCTAGCACATCCGCTGATAAATACATCAACACCCTTATAGCCGAGAGGTTGATGGGGTACTCTGAGCCTCTATTTGTCACTGATGCCATGCAGCGTGGCACTGATTTAGAGCCAGAAGCCAGAGAGACCTACGAGTTTATGTATAATGTACAGGTCGAGGAGGTAGGGTTTATCCTGGATGACTCTGGTGAGTTTGGCTGTAGTCCTGATGGATTGGTTGGTGATGGCGGGTTAGAGATTAAGTGCCCAGCAGCGCATAACCATATAGAATGGGCCAGAAAGAAAGTATGCCCAAGTAAACACTACGCTCAGGTTCAGGGGTGTATGTGGATAACAGATCGCAAGTGGTGGGATTTTATGTCTTACCATCCCGATATGAAACCCTTCGTAGTTCGTGTAGAGCGTGATGAAGAGTTCATTACCCAGTTGGCAGTGCAAGTCCAGGCTGCTGTAGATGAAATAATTTCCGAAGTGGAGAATTTAAAATGAGCAAGATAGGAATCACAATCAGCATAGACGTAACCAAGATCGACAAAGCGCGGCTTTATAAGGGAGAGAAAGGAACCTATATGAACCTGACTACCTTTATCGATCCTGCTAATGAAGACCAGTATGGCAACCATGGTTTCATCGCACAATCTCAGACTAAAGAAGAGCGAGAAGCTGGCGAAGAGCGTCCGCCTATTCTGGGCAACTGCAAAGTGATTTACACTGAGGGCGGATCTGCTGCCCCTGCTGCTGCGCCTATCACTGAAGACATACCATTTTAGGAGGGTGTATGAAGGATTTAGATAAAGCCATAAAAGAAGCGCACGACTTTGCAGATAAAGCTATGGAGACCTCTATCCCTTGGTTAAAAAGAAAGGCACTAGAGATTAGTAATGGCCAGCTTATTATGGCTGTGATAGTTTACTTGTTAGCATTAGCATTCTAGGTCAGGCTGCCTCCGGCCCGTGTACTGGCGTGGTTCACCAGAGACCGCAACGAACCATTACTTATTGGTATATAATGTATAAAAACACTGCATTTGCGGCCATCCGTAGAGTCTCTATAATAGCGGCTCATTGGATATGGGTGGTGGTTAAAGTGTTAATTTATATGATAGTATTCGTAGTCTTAGGGCTATGTGCAGTAGCAAAGCAAGACATAGAGCGCCCTTAGTGGCGCTTTTTTTATGGAGAAAAGCATGAAGCATCTCATTATCCCCGATACACAAGTTAAACCAGGCCACCCCATTGATCACCTACGCTGGGCAGGGCAGTACGCGGTGGATAAAAAGCCAGATGTAATTATCCACATTGGCGACCACTTTGATATGCCCTCGCTGTCGTCATGGGATGTTGGTAAGAAGTCCTTTGCTGGCAGGAGATACACCGATGATGTAGAGGCAGGGATTGCAGCAATGGAAGCATTCCTAGAGCCTATCCGCACAGAGCAGCAGCGCCTGATAAGCAACAAACATAAACGCTGGAACCCTCGCATGGTGTTTACCCTCGGGAACCACGAGCAAAGGATACAACGGGCCATTGAGGGCGATGAGAAGCTAGAAGGGTTGATTGGCTACCACGATCTGAAGTTAGAGGAGATGGGCTGGGAGGTCTACGATTTCCTAGAGGTGGCAGTCATTGATGGCATTTGCTACTCGCATTACTTCACTTCAGGGATTATGGGCCGGCCAGTAGCCAGTGCCCGCAGCATGATGACCAAGAAAATGCAGACCTGCGTTATGGGCCACGTCCAGGATAGGGATATTGCCTATGGCAGGAGAGCAGATGGCACCAATATTATGGGCTTGTTTGCTGGCATCTTCTATCAGGGGCATGAGGATTACTTAACCCCGCAAACTAATTTGTCATGGCGGGGAATCTGGATGTTGCACGAGGTGGCAGACGGTGGTTGCGATGAGCTGCCAGTCAGTCTTAATTACTTACGCAAGAAATATGGGGGTGAAAAATGACGGCTTGGCAGGAATTACAGAAAAACCACCCCGCCATAGAACCTAGACCAGTTTCTACCATGGAAAAAAGCGCCTTGGCAGGGAATGAGGACATGGTGAACCACCCCGCTCACTATCAAGGTGACATCGAGTGCATCGACGCGATCGAAGCAAGCATGTCCAAGGAAGCATTTGCCGGTCACTGTAAAGCGTGCGTAATCAAGTATTTATGGCGATACCAGCAAAAGGGCGGTGTAGAATCACTGGAAAAGGCCCAATGGTATCTATCTAGGCTCATAAGTACCGAGAAAAAGGCCCTGTAAGCCATTCTAAGGCGTTTTAAGGCGCTACCCTATGCCAACCTACAGGGTACAATCAAAGGGCCTAAAAAAGCCCCTAAAAAGGGGCTAAAGGATTGCGCGGGGGTTGTTTAAGCATACCCCCCATCAGGGGTGCCATTGTCAATATAAAGAAGGTCGCCATTGCCTGCCCTTTTGGGCATGTCTACCAAGCATTCGGCGGCGCGATTTAATAGGTCATATTGCTTGTTGAGAAGATAAACCGCATGATTATTTAATTGCCAACAGTTTAAGTCTTCAAGAATTTCGCTTTTATTGTTTTCTATCATATCTGACAGCATTAGATAAACTTTGTAATCGATTGTATATGGTTCTGATCTGTAATAGCTTATTACACTGTTCAATCGCTCAATTTCTGCGCGTAGTTGCGCTTTAGTTTGTTCTTTCATCGGTTGCCCTCCCGTATCTTTTAGACCACAAATCCGCAAGCGTGGACTCTATGAGGTTAAATTGTGCGCCTAGCTCTATGCGCTCTTTGGTGTATTCATCGCCTGAAATGCAATTTTCTCTGTGAGAGTCCATAGCATTCCAAACAGCGGTCAATGCTTGCTCTATTTCTTTCGACATTCTCATGCTGCCACCCCATGCTTTTTGGTGCATTTATGGCATAGCTCGTAACCTGTTCTGTAATGATATTGATGATAGGTCATAGTAAAAGGCGCGAAACAAGCCGCGCACTCAACAGAATACATGTTTAATATTGCTTTGTAGTTCATGCTGCCACCTCACCGCCAAGCTCGTAAAATTCCTGCAAGGCCGCGTTCTGTATTGTGACCTCAGCTAATACGCTGGCATGGTGGGCGAATGAATCGAATCTATAGGCGGCATCGTCGAGTAGTTCTTCCGCGTCATCGGTGCAGCAGTTAGCGCATAACATGATTGCCTTGTAGGTGTAAATGGCATGCTCACTATTAGCAGCAGCTTGATCGATCAATTCGTAATGGTCGCCGCCGTGCTTCTTTACTTCCTCAATCGCTTCAAGTGCGATATCAAGGGCCAATTGCTTTAGTTCGTAATCGTTTTTGATGTATTCCATGGTCTTTCCTCTTTTGTGTGTGATTAATATTAACCTGCTATATATATAAGGGCTGATAAAATTACAGCTATCAGAGTAAAAATTAAAAACTCAGATCGTGCCTCTGCTACTTGCTGGCGCTTAAATTCTTTTTCCGCGATGTATTTTGCGGCGCGTGCGTTTCGTTCTGCTATGTCGTTATACATGGCTTATGCTCCTTTGAAGTTTTCTTCGGCGTATTCATCGGCAAAGTATTCCAGCGATGATCCGACGTATTCCTGCCAGCTTCTATCATCAGCCCAAGGTTCATAATTATCTAAAGCATTTTGTATGGCTTGGTTTAATAGATGCGGTGGTGCGCTCTCAATTTGCTCACGGGTCCAATTAGTTGAATAGTTGTAGGCAAAGTCGCGCAGCTCTTCGTAAATTCCCATTGTCTATATCCTCTATTTATGAATGTCGCGGGTTGTTTCTCCCGCCTCCCCGTAATGGGGGGAATAAAAATATCACATTAGATTGCGTCTTGTAAACATAGTAACCCTTTTTTTATAGATCGTTACATTCTATGCGTAGGGGTTTATATGCAATTAGTGCTATAATCTGGTCATTATTTGATCAAATTGGTCAAAATTTAATCAGTAGGAATATCAATCACATGGAGAATTTAAACAATGGCGAAAGTAGGTAGACCAAAAGGTAGCGGAAACAAACCATTAAAAAGACTGTTAGCTGAGAGGCTTTCAGAGAAATACCCGGATTTTGACCCTGTAATTGAGATGATTGAGGGTAGCATTAAGATCAAGCAAATAGCTGAGACTACCGGGGAGCTGTCCGACTATAAAAGCGCAGTAGAATCATTTGATCGAGTCAGCAAGTATATTCAGCCCACACTAAAGGCAACTGAACTGACCACCGATGGCGGGCTCACTGTATCGGTACAGCGTAAACGGTTTGACGGTTCATCTAATGGGGCAAGTGATGACAATGCATAATTGCAAACACTGTATGGATGTACAGGTGTACATAAGCTGTGCGCAACCTGTGCATAAGCCTGTGGATAACCCTGTTGATAAGCTGGGGAAAAGCTGCGGATAAGCTGTGGATAAGTAGCACCCCCCCCTCCCGAAGGTGGCGTCGTATTGTATATATATGCCCCCCGCAAAAAAAAATTGAGGCTATATGAAAGTAACCAAGATTCGTCCTGACATCACATTAGAGCCAC